TCATTTCTTCAACCTGGTTTTAAAGAATGTCTTAATCTTAACCTTTGTTATCACATTCCCTTCTCCGGTTTTAGTGCTTTTCCACGGATGTTCGTTATGGGTCATATTCATAAGCCCAAGTGCAGAATATACTCCATACACCTTAAATACTTCATTGAATAACGCTTCTTCTTTTTTGTTTTCAAATTCAAATTCAAATTCAGAATCTAAATGAATGCCATTTTTACCGTTACTCTTATATTCATCATATACAGAAGGTACTACTGGACCGTACATCCATGCTTCGATTTCTTCATCAAACAATGGAGTCCCAAAATAGGCTAAATGAAAACCTTGCTGATAGTACAACATCTTTTGGAGCTTCATGTTTGTCATAAACTCTTCTCCGCAACTAACTTGTTCTGCTTTCTTTATAAGAACCTTTGCTATATCTGATGCCTTGTATGCCATAATACGTTTTTATTACATTTATATAGGAACGAACGACATGTTTTAAGCACAACACCATTAACAACGCCATGAGCATTGTTGACAACATTACAGTTACATTATAGCTTTGGTATTATACTTCATAATACAATATTTCGCTACAAAATAAGACATAAATAAGGATGTAACCAAAACATGAGACGGATTTATTTGTAATTTAGACTGATTATAAATAACAACGTTTACGTTATGATACCCCGCCAGTAATACGGCTGGCGGGGTAAATAAACTATTTGTTTATTCTATTTTACATAAACCAAATGATGAAGCACATTTCCGCTTTTTGTATCAACTTCCGCCAACCTGACTGCCTAAAATCTTCATATTATAAATTTTCTTTTCCTTTACCTTTCCGCCTTTCAGTATTGCGACTTCTTGTCTCAGTTGTACAACTTCTTTAAGTAATTTTTCATACGCTTCTGCGAGACGGAGCATGTGCTTCATCATTAGATTTACATTTTCATTCATTATATTTCAAATTAATAAATTGTGTCTTGTCGAAATAAAATATCAACAAATTTTATATTGAAAAGGTTTTATTTCAAAATATGTTTGTAAACATATATATTAAACAGCCTTTCTTCTCACACTGAATAGGTCTTGTATTTCTTCCACAGATTTGTTTAGAGCGTTAAATCGCCTTTGCAAATCCTCAAATTGCGCTTCATACATGACTACTGTCGTTTCATACATTCGCTTCCAGTATTCAGCAGTTTCCGGAGATGGCAAATCTTCTACATCTTTTTCAGACAAAGACGAATGTGAAGTTTCATTGTCAAGGAACATTGGACCTTTGCCGGTGAGGATGTAGTTGGCGTTGACTTTATACATTTGACAAAACTCTTGCAACGTGTTCATAGACACACCGCATATTCCACGTCTTATTTTAGACATGGTGGCCTTTGATAAATTTTCTAAAGTGTTCCACACCTTATAATCGGTAAGTTCCAACTTTTCTATCGTCTCTAAAAAACGATAAGTATAATCATTAAACGCTTCATTATTAATATCATGTTCGGCATTATTTTTTTCATTGCCCAAATAGATATATTTCATATTTGCATCTGGAAAACATTCTGCAAACTTAGATAAGAACTTCTTACTTGGCTCTTGTATTCCCTTTTTAATTTTGGTAAACATAGCCTCTTGAACTCCAGTACTCTTTGCTATATTATAGAAAGATACTCCCATTCTTTCGACTTCTTCAAAAAATCTTTTTGTTAAATCACTAAGATTTACTTTGTTCTCATTTTTAGAAAAAGGTTGTCCTTCTCCCGTAATAAGCCACGCCCGGCTATATTCAGGAAATACAGATAATATTTTATCCGCATAATTAGCACTTATGGCTTTTATTTTCCCATCACGAATATCATACAATGGCTGTGCCCTCTTAATTCCCATTAACTGAGATAGCTTAGAAAGAGTCACTTTCTCATTATCAGTGATAAACTCTAATATTTCCCTACTGTTCATCATAATAATACTGTATTTATTTGGAGATACAGTATTTTACTGTATCTTTGCACCCGTTGCAAGTAGAGCGGCAACAGACACATGATTAAACAATCGCCCTAACGTGGGCTTTTCTATATGGAAATCCGTTGCCGCTCTACTTTAGCAACGGATTTTTTTATTTTATAAAGTACAATCGGTTATTGTTTCCGCTTTACGAGCTACTGCGGAGGGCTATCGGGGAAAATACGTTCGACCAATAACAGATTTAAAACAACCTTCCGAAGCTTCACGGTGAAAGCCCGTGAGGGGATGCACGAAAGAAGGCAGTCGATTGAAATAAGCAGACTGGTGCGCAGGTGCAGGTTACGAGATAACCAACTCTGTAGAAGCTGAAAGCCGAGATTGGAAGCACCCAATTCAGAGCCGAGACGAAAAAGCCGAGATGACGGGCTCATTCTCTTGAATCATTCCCAAAACCGCAAGAGAGAAAAACGCTCTCTACGGGTAAGGGGATGATTCGCTCAATTCCCCTACCTCAAATCAAAGCAGGTTATTATTTATTAAGTTATATAACTTATTATAAACTATATATTCATTATAACTATAAACTTAATATTAATATAATTACAATGGAAAAAGTAAGTCTTAAATATGAAGCATATACAGACGGAAGTTGTGACAATCTTTCTCCTTATGGAGAAGGTGGGTCAGCCTATATAATACTTAAAGACGGTATAATAATAAAGGAATCCAAAAAAGGATTTGTTGGCACTACGAATAACCGTATGGAAATGCTTGCAATAATAAGTGCCGTAAAATCTGTTCCAAAAGGGGCTACATTAACCGTATACACAGATTCTCAATATTGTATAACGAGCTTTACGAACTGCAAGAAACCCAAAAAGAACTTAGACTTAATAAACCTCTATCATCATTGCGCCGCATCACTCCATGAGATATGTTTTGTTTGGATAAAGGGACACAGCGGCAATGAATACAACGAGCACGTTGATTGTTTAGCCTATTCTGCTTACGAGGAGATTATAAAGAAATATAACCTTCCCAAGACAAGGGTCGGAAAGGGAAGATAACCATTATTAACCGATTATACAACATTTCAAAGAACGAATTATGAAAAATGAACCTAATTACACAATTACAATTTCCCGTAGATACGTTGAGGGGAAAAACAGCCTTAATGTAGAAAGAACCGTTACAAACGCCGAAGACGGTGAAGTAATATTTCATTCACTGCATGAAATTAGCAGCGACAGTGAAAAAGAATCACCTATTACGTTTCTTGAAAAACATTTAGGGCTGTACCCTCCCGAAAGCAAAAGCCAATGCAGATGTAATAGATGCCGCAATTTCAGTGATGGTTTTTACTTTCTCCGAAACGGGTGGCTCCACCGTTTTTTTAAGAGATTCAAGTTCAAGTTTTAGTCTTTCCAAATCATTTGAGAGCATTTGGTCTTGCATCTTAAATCCCCCATAGCGGTAGAATGTATCCAATTTTGAATTAAGATATATTTTACCGCCATTCTTATAACCTTCAATTTTAAGCATCCCCATATCTTCAAGTTCAATCATCACTTTTTCAAATTGCACCATACTGATATTAAGGTCTGGGACATTTTTATATTCAAAATAAAAACCATTTCCTTCTTTATTAAGAAGTTCATGCACTATTTTATCCTTTTCCTCCGGCATTATTACCTTAGGATGCTCCTTTTCCCCCTTCGATGCTGTCCTAAACTCAACCATAACAATATATTAATCAGAGTTTTACTAAAAACATGTTTTATAACATACATTTATTTACTGTATCAATATTGCAAATACAGTATTTTACTGTATCTTTGCACTGTTGTTTTAAACAACGTTTTAAGCAAGGCTATAAAACTAAAGTAAATACAAAGATAAGAAAATAAATAAAGAAAGCAAATATGAAGTACGATTTATCAGACATAATGAAAAAGGCTCACAACTTCTACAAGACCGGAAAATACACCTGGTCTGAAAGCTTGAAAAAGTCATGGAAGATGGCAAAGTTTTCTGTCCGCGTAAAAGAGGAAATATCCAATATGGTAGACTATAAGTCTGCTGACGATAAAGCGTTCACTAATAGATTGAGAAAGGAGAATGAAGGCTATAAGCCGGCAAAAAGAAGCGCCTATGATAATTTCAATGCTCCGGCTTCCGTCTATTATACTTCTAACAACAGAGGGCGTTTTGGCTCTTGTTTCGTGGGTGATTAACAATAAAAACAATTAATAAAATGACTGATTGGGCAAATATTGTAAAGGTAGTTTCTGCAACTAAAACATTGGAGTATCTCCCGTTGGGAAAGCCTAAGGGAATAAAACATAAAGATATTACTGAGACTGTTATACGTTCTACTGTCACTCGGTTGTCAAAAAAAGGGTATTCGTTTTATGTAAAACCGACTTTTTATGGTACAGAAGTAACAAGAATTAAATAAAATTTCCTTATGAATATTAACAGAATATCAAAACAGACAGCCATGTTTGCAATAGGATTTATCGGCTTCTTATTCCTTCTCGGCATCGCAGGTAAATCAGATTATAATCAGGAAGTCATATACAACATGACGGAAACGGCTTACAATGTTATTGTAGATTCTCTCGGCGAAGGTTGTAGCGATACTCAAATCGTAAAGACTTATTTAAATAACAAAGAATATTACGACAGTCTAAGTTGGTAGGTTATGGGAAGAACGAAATCTGTAGGAAAGGTAGAGCCGGTCAACAAACTATGGCTTTCCGCTAAGGAAGCAATGGCATACTTAGGATGCAGTGATAAACTGTTGGAAAAACTAAGGAACAATGCCGAAATATCATTTTCCCAATATAACAAACGTACCATTTGGTACGACTTGAAAAGCATTGAAAGGTTCATAGAAAGAAACCGCGTTGTGTGAACAACGCTCCTTCCTCTTAGCTCAGCCAGGCAGAGCATCGCTATGGTTACTTGTTCGAAGGTTTAGTATCCGGTAATTTCCGGTTAGCGAAGGTCGCACGTTCGAGTCGTGCAGAGGGAGCATTATAGGCGAAACCGATGAGCCAAACATTCGGGATGGGAGACTTAACCCTCAAAAATGAAGTCGTGTTCAGGGCACGTAAAATTAGCCTGCGCTGATAAGCAGTATATCTATATATACACATAGCTGAGGCGATGTATAGCGTGCAAGCAACCGATTGCGAAGACTGTTCATTGAGAGGTGAATACGAGCATAAGGCAGCAGCGTGATTAAGTTAATGAACATACTACAATAGTAGTCTATGTATCAGCGCGGAAAATCGTCCGTTGACCGTTAAAGTATGATGTTTGGGCGTCATTATCGCTGGTACTATTATATACTCCCTTCCCGTCAAATTCGGGAACGCTGAAAAGCCAAACACGTATTGTTGCGTTGAAGGGAGCCAATATTTATTAATCTTTAAATATATAGAATTATGATTGGGAAAAAAGTAATTATTAGAGCAGACAGAGCGGGCGTATTTTACGGAGTATTGAAAGAAAAAAATGGTAGTGAGGTTACATTGACAGACTGCCGAAGATTGTGGTGTTGGTATGGGGCTGCATCTATCAGCCAATTAGCTGTTGAGGGAACGAAAAGACCTAATGATTGTAAATTTACATTAGTTGTACCGATAATCTCTATTTTGGGGGTTATAGAAATAATTCCTTGTACAGATGAAGCGATAAAATCCATTGAGGAGGTAGCCGTATGGAAGAACAGATAA